AAGCAGCGCAAGAGCTATCTCAGCCTGTCCAATCAGATGAACGGCTTTATGCGGAACATGGCAAAGCTGGTTTCGTTGAAAGCTATCGCTGAGTATCTTGGCAACGCTGTTGCGAAGTTTAATGACTTTTATGAAGCAACAGACCTGTTTCATAATGCTATGGGCAATTTGAGCGGTGAAGCTGATACGCTCATTAGCAAGATGCAGGGTTTGCTTGGCGTTGACCCGACCAAAGCGATGACCTACATGGCTACCATCCAGAGCTTGGGTACTTCGTTTGGTCTGACCAGTGACAAAGCATACGTTCTGTCCAAAAACCTGACTCAGCTTGCCTATGACGAAGGTTCCTATTGGAACAAGGACGTTGCAGAAACCTTTACCGCAATGTCTTCCGCAATCTCTGGTGAGATTGAGCCTATTCGCCGTTTAGGCATTGACCTGACTCAGGCACGGTTACAGCAAGAGCTTCTTGCTTTGGGCTTTAACAAGCAGGTTTCTAGTCTGTCTCAGGCAGATAAGGCAGTTCTGCGGTACATCGCCATTATGAAGCAGACTGCCAATGTGCAGGGCAACCTTGCACAGACCATCCAAAGTCCTGCGAACCAGATTAAGATTCTAAAAATGCAGTTGGATATGCTGGCTAAGTCTGTTGGCTCTCTGCTCTGCCCTGCCATGAAATCCATTCTTCCCCCGCTGATTGCCGCTGTTCAGCTCATTCGGGAGTTCGTTCAGTGGGTGGCAAAGCTGATGGGTGTGAAGGTCGTGTTCACTGATTTCACCAAGAGCGCTGACAGCGTTGGCGGCATCGGTGACGCAATGGATGACACGGCAGACTCCACCAAGAAAGCCGCCAAAGCCCTCAAGGACTATACGATGGGCTTTGATGAATTGAACATCATTGACCCCACACAGGGAAGCTCCGGCTCTGACAGTGGTGCATCTGCTGGCAATATCTTGGGCGATGTAGACCTGTCCGGCTACGATATGTTCAAGAACTATGTTGGCACGTCTATTGATGAGATGAAGCAGAAAATTAAAAGTATGCTTCCTCTTATAGCGACTGTAGCAACCGCCCTTGCTGCTTGGAAGCTCACAAATCTTATTACGGATATTGTGGACGCTATCTCCAAAATGAACGCACTGAAATCCATTGTTTTGGGACTTGGCGTTTTTACGGTGGGCGTCGTTCTTGAGATTACAGGCATTAAAGACGCGATTGAAAATGGCGTAAATGGAAAGAATTTCGCTGAAATTGTTCTTGGTGCTTTGATTGGAACTACAGGTGCGGCCATTCTCGGGAAAGGGATTGCTCAGTTTATCGTGACCGGCTTTGGCAATACTGCTGTTGGAGCAGCCATTAAAGCGGCTGGCGGCTCTACTGCTGGCGCGATTATTGGAGCAGCAGTTGGCGGAGTAGCAACCGGAATACCTATGTTTGTAACGGGCGTTTACGATGCTGTCAAAAATGGCTTAAACGCGTTAAATGGAATTTTGATTCCTCTTGGCTCGACAATGGCTGGCGCAGGCATTGGTGCAATCATCGGCTCTCTTGGAGGCCCGATTGGCACAGGCATCGGTGCGCTGATTGGTTTGATTGTTGGCGGTCTGACCGATGCCGGAATTGCGATTTATCAAAACTGGGACAAAATTACAGAATCTCTCGACAAGGCAAGCGAGAGCTTAAAAAACTGGTTTGTCAGCGTTGGCGAGTGGTGGAATGAAAAGTGGCAAGGGTTCAGCACTAATTTTCAGACTGCATGGGAAAGCTTGCCCGGGTTCGTTCAGCATCCAATTCAGGCGCTTGACCAAGCGAGTGCAGGCTTAAAGCAGTGGTTTGTCGGCGTTGGTGAGTGGTGGAACCAGAAGTGGGCCGGATTCAAAGAGAACTGGGATAAGTCTTGGAACAGTTTGGTTGATACTGTTAAGAACATTCCCAAGAAAATGCTTGAGTATGGCAAAAATATTGTGGACGGTCTTATTAAAGGTATCAATCAAGGCATTGAAACCGCTAAGAAAACAGTTGGTGGTCTGGCAAAAGCTATTCTTGACAAGTTCACTGGCGATTTGGACATCAACTCTCCTTCTAAGGTGTTCTTTGATTATGGTAGCTACATCGTTCAAGGCCTTGCAAACGGTATCACTGGCTCTCTCGGTTACGTCAACGATGCTATGAATAAACTCGTAGACGCTACCAAGCTCAAGGGCGAAGAGATGGCGAACTATGGCATTGACTGCGGCACAAGCTACGTCAACGGCATCATTTCCGGGCTAGACTCTAAGTGGGCCGAACTCGATAACAACCTCAAGACCGACTTCTTCGGCACGGCGCAAACTTTCATTCAGGCTGCGCAGAGCGGAGATTGGAAAACGGTCGGCACTACCATTGCCGCTGGCATTTGGGGCGCTATGGGCGATGAGCAGCGTAAACGCGTCAAGTCCGTTGCAAGCGATTTGCTTGGCAGACTGAGCAAAGAACTGAAAAGTCAAGCTTCTTCCCTACTGAATACAGCCGCTACCATTGGCAAAAATCTGGTGAACGGACTGACTCAGAATTTTGGCACTGCCACACAAAATACGGCAAAGATGGTCGAGAACATTACCAGCGTGTTCACTAAATCGAAGACTCCGCTCTCGACCGCAGCGCTTGCAATCAGTAAAGGCTTGTCTGGTGGCCTACTGAGCCAGTTCCCGAAGATGCTTGCTGGCGTAGCTGGTTTGATTACTACGATTGGCGGCGCTTTTACCGCCATGCTGGAAGCAATCGGTGGCACGTTGTCCGTGCTTGGCATTCCCACCGGATGGGCGATGGTTGCCGGTGGCGTGGCGATTGCCGCTGCTATCGCAGGCATTATTAGCAGTATCAACCGTTCTAACTATAGCGACAGTTCTCAGTATGTCGGCACATCCAGTTATGACTCTACCTATGGGTCTGGTTCGTATAGTGGAACCTATTCTGCCGCAAGCGGAAACTCCGAAGAGATGAGAGATGCTGTGTACAATGGCTGTTACAACGCATTTCTCGACATTTGGCAGCGTTACGGTGAAGAGCTGTTGAAAGAGCAGAACGTGAACGTATATCTTGACGGCAAGCAAATTTCCGCCTCTGTTGATAAAGTGAAGAAAGACCGGGGCGTATCCATTATGGGCACTGAGGTTTACTCTTATTAAGAAAGGATGGTTTCGATGGCTAATATTCCTGCACTGGTTACGGTGAACGGCGTAGAGCTACCGGAACCGTCCTCTTATGAGGGAACTACCAGTACTATCGTAGACTCTGGACGAAATGTTCAAGGCAAAGTCGTTGGAGCTGTCGTGCGGCATGACGTAGCAAAAGTCACGATGTCTTGGAATTATCTTACCGCCAAGCAATGGGCCACCATTCTAAGCCTATTTACCGCTAATTTTTACTGCTCTGTTCGGTTTTACAATCAGGCGACCGCAGGATACACGACGCGGCAGATGTATGTCTCTGATCGAACTGCCGGAATGTGGCGCAGAAGCCCGAACAATGGCAGTGTTATGGGGTGGACTGGCGCAAAATTGTCTCTTGTTGAGGTGTAATGTATGGAAAGAGCTACCGACAAATGGACGCAAAAGTTTAACAACACACTTGTGCCCGAAACTTTTGTCGAGATAACGGTTGGCATCACTGCGCCGGGTGTAAACAAAAAGGCAAAATTTGTCACGTCTGCTATGAGTGCGTTCGCAAACGCGAATGCTCTTTCACAAGCGGGAGTGGTTTCCTTTGTAAAATATGGCACAGGAGAGCCTAATCTTTGTGTGCTTGATGGCAGCTGCAAAGTCGTTCCCGCTTCTGCTCCGTATGAAAATACCGGGTTCGTTAGCTCTACAATCTTCAGCGCTTCTAACCACCCTGTTCTTTTTGCTATGTTTGTCAGCGAGGTAAAATCTTCCGTTCCGGGCGTCAATATTATCTGGTCGTCTATTTTCAACGAATACGCTACCAGCTTCAAAGTCACTTCTTATCTTGGCGCGCAAGAGCTTAATTCTGTCACCGTTACAGGGAATACATCGGTATCCTCTGATGTGGAGATTGAGCTGAACGGGTTTGATATCGTTAAAGTAGAAGTTTTGGATTGGTGCATTCCGAATCGCAAGGCCCGGATTGAACAGTTCAGAATTGGACAATATCTGATTTTTGACAAGACGAAAATCCTTTCCTTTCGTCACACCTCTTCTCGTGACCCGATTTCCGGTCAGCTTTCACAGGAAAGTATTTCGTTTAGCCTTGATAATAGCGACCGTACATGGGATTCTGTCAATCCTCAAGGCATCTACAAATATATTTATGAACGTCAGCCCATCTCTGTGCGCTACGGCATGGATATTGATGGTAAGGTCGAGTGGGTCAATGGTGGCAAGTTCTTCCTGTCGGAGTGGAGTGTTCCCGCCAACAGTATTGAGGCAAGCTTTTCCGCCCGCGACTCCTTTCTTTACTTGATGTCCACCACCTACACCGGCAGAAAATACGGTACGCTCTATGAGATGTGCTACGACGCTTTGGAGCTGTTGGAGGCAGATGAAATCACATTCGATATTTCGGACGAACTGAAAGATTATTCTGCTGACATCTCTTCGGATGGCTCTTCGTATAAAAACTCTGATATTTTGCAGCTTGCGGCCAACGCAGCGGGCATGGCACTATATCAGACGCGAGATGGCGTTATCACCATCAAGCGGGCGTATGAATTTGGCTCCGGTACGGATGTTGAGGACATCACTCTTCTCAACAATTATTCTTGGCCTGAAATCACTTTCGCGCAAAACCTTCTTAATGTCACGACCTCTGTTGGGAACAAAACATACGCTTACCCTGAAAACCCTTCCGGCCGTGGCGTATCTCAGAGCTTGAGCAACGCTCTTCTTTCTGAGTCTACGCTTGAAAAGTCTCGAAACGCCCTTACGGAATCTTACAGCGTACTTTCCAATCGGCGCAAAGCCACTTTGGAATATCGAGCCAGTCCCATAACGGACGCTTTGGATTTCGTGAAAATCCATCATCAGTTCGATTACAGCGCAACTCTGTTACTAACAAATGTGTCTTATACCTACAATGGATGCTTTAAAGGCAAACTTGAAGGATATATGATGGCAGATGTTAAGTCTTTGATCGTAGACAAATCCAACGAGACACTCGAGTGGGGACAGTCTGTAGTGATCACTGCTACTCTTTCCCCTGCCTCCCAAGATTCGCCTAAAATCAGTTGGTCTGCATCTCCCGAAGGTATTGTTTCCCTCCATGTGCTTACCAATACAGAGGGAAAGTCCACCTGTCAGGTCAAATGGAACTCCCCCGGCACAGCTATCGTTACTGCTTCTGCTGGCGGCAATTCTGCCAGCTGTTCGTTCCTCACCACTGAATATTATCTTTCCGATATTCCGGAGGGCAAGACGGTGCTTATGGACGAAGGTAGCAACGTCGTGGAGTTCATTGTCGCCAAGCATGACTATGAGAGCGAGTTGAACGGGGCAGGACGTACGCTTTTGGTTCGTAAGCGTTATCCAGTCCTTATGAGTTGGGACTCCAGTTGGTCTGCTTATGCACAGAGCGATATAAATACATGGCTTAATGGCGAGTATCTCAATACCTTCTCTTCGGCACAAAAAGAAGCGATTGGCAGCACTACATTTTATTACACTCCCGGCTTTACTGCTATGGATTTCTCTGTTGGAAGCAGCAAGGTGAGCACTATGTCTAAAGCTGTATTTTTGCCTTCTGCGCATGAATTTGGAGGCGATTGCGAAGGCAATGACGTTTTTGGCTGGACAAAGAACTCTCCTGACTATAAATACAATGAAGGAACTTCGTTCCCGCAAGCCAAGGTCATATTGGAATCCATGCTTGCTGCCGATAATGCAGCTATCACTGATGGTAGCTGCCGCGTGTTCACTCGAACTCCTTACCTTTATAGTGCCGCGTATGCCTCTGGTTACCATTCCAGCGACCGTAAAGATTTTCTGAGTAGGATGGTTACAACTCTTGAAGACACTGTCATCGACGGAAATTCTGGATTTTCAGTATTGTGGGGTCATACGGCTGCCTTTGGGCCTAATTTGCTCTATTATTGCGCACATCCTTCGTTTACCCTGCCCGAAACCACACAAATCGATGCCAATTGCAAATTAGTTTTTTGAAAGGTGATTACATGGCAACATGGATTACAGACCGCACACAAGCGGATATTGACCGCGTAAAAGAAATCGCTGTCAAAGCCAGAACCGGCACATGGACAGAAGAAGAACAACAAGAATGGGCCGCTGGCATGAAAGGCGCACTCAGCTACACCGATTACAACCGCATTGAAAACGGAATCAAGGAGCTTGCCGAAATCGTTGGCGCAGATTATTCCGCAAGAATTGTTCAAAAAAAAGTAAAAGTTGTTACAGCGAGAAACCAAGACGGCGATATTCCATCGTGGGACGCCTACCCCTCCCACGCCGAGTTCTTTGTGCCGCTGACCGCCAAAAAGTCCGGTTTGCTGCTCCACTCGATGTCCTTCCGCATCAAGGGGTTTGTGGCCGGAAAAAGCCGGGCCATCCTGCGCAAGGCGGCTGACCAAACCCGATTGGTAGACCTCTCGCTGGAGCTTATCCGGGGCTACAACGACGTAACCCTTGACATGGGAGACCTTCCACTCGAAAAGGGCGTGGAGTATCAGCTGTATATGTCCGCCGTTAATAACTTCTATCCACCTTCGGTGGAACCCGGGTGGGTGGTGGAGAACGATTTTATCGACATCGCCAACGCCAGCGCTTACTACGATGGAGACAGCAAGATTCTCTTCTCTGGTACTGCTACGGTCATTGAGTCTACGGAAGCAGTCTGGGGCGTAGATGACTACTTGACTACTGATGACTGCACTAGATGGTTAAGCAACATATCCTCCATTCGTTCAAAATGCAGCGGGAAAAGTTCCACTCCTGAAACTCCGGGAAGCTTCAGCTATCGTTTTTCGATTGTCAATCAGTTGGAAAAGGTTTTGTTTGATATTGAAGCGATGGCTAAAGACCATTCAATCTATTGTTCTGAGCTTATATGTGGAGGTGAACCCTATTATGCGGTTTATTGACAGACAAGCAAAATACCCGGGCCGTTGGACGATGAAAAAGTCCAACGGCACATCAGAGGTCGTCACTCTTGTCCGTAACGACGAGCCGATCGTTGAAGGTACGCCAATGAACGCGAATACGTTCAATTCTCTTTTTCTAAACAGTGATGCCGACACTGCAAAAACCGCCTCACTGGTGGATTATCTGTGTCTCCTTGATGGCGTGCCCATCGAAAGCAGCGTCACTCCCAAAGATGCATACACCGCTGGCCACTGGAACAAAGGCATGGTCAAGCTGCTGGTGGAGCGTCAGCGCTTGACTGCGGCGGAGTACGAAAATATCACCGGAGAGCCTTACACCGCATAAGAGAGGAGCACGCTTATGATTGAACTCAGCGTATCTCTTGCCTCCAGCGGCGCTGCAAAGCTGGCAGGCTATGAGCAGATGCTTCGCTTCGGCTACACCAAGAACCGGGGCGTGTACCGCCTTGCTGTCACCGCTTCCGGTGAGTGGGAAGGGCTGGCTATCCGATGCTTCTGGCACGCCCCGGACGGCAAAGACCCGGCATCCTCGCTGGTGGTGGGCGGCTATGTGGATGTGCCTGCCAGCGTGACCGTACAGCCGGGTGACGGTTGCATCACCTTTGAGGGCAGCGACGGCACCAAGACCGTGACCAGCGCTGACCTGCGGTATCGTGTCAGCGCCAATAGCGGCACAGAGGACGGCACAGAACCGGAACCGGGAACGCCTGCATGGCAGGCTTTTGTGGATGCCGTGAAGGAATCGGCAGCATCGGCGGAGCAGTCCAAAACGGAAGCGTTGGATGCAGCAGAGCGGGCCGGGGCATCTGCCCAAAAGGCCGAGCAGGCCCTTTCTGACACCATCACCGCCAAAGAGGACGCACTGAAAGCCATCGGTGACAAGCAGACCGCCGCTACGCAGGCTGTGGACACGGCCCGGGACAAGGCTCTCCAGCAGGTGGAAGCCTCCACTAAAGCCGCACAGACCGCCGCCAGTGAAGCCGCCACCAGTGCAGGCAATGCAGACCAGAGCGCTCAGGAAGCCGCTGACAGCTTGCAGGAACTCAAGGACGGCATTGCAAACGGAAACTTCAAAGGCGAGAAAGGTGACAAGGGCGACACTGGCCCCATCGGCCCGGTTGGCCCGCAGGGTGAGCGTGGCCCTCAAGGCCCCACAGGCGCTACGGGTGCCACTGGCCCCAAGGGCGAGATTGGGCCGCAGGGTGCACAGGGCGTGCAAGGTGAAAAAGGTGACGTTGGCCCGCAGGGCGAAAAAGGAGAGACTGGCAACACGGGGCCGGCTGGCCCTGCTGCCACCGTTGCAGTCGGTACCGTGACTGGTCTTGGCGCTGGTGCTGCTCCGACCGTCACAAACTCTGGCGATGAACACAATGCTGTGCTGGACTTTGGCATCCCCACCGCGAGTGCCATTGATATTGCCGTTGATGTGCTCTTTAAGCTCCCCCGCACTGGAAAGGTCTACACCGTAAAAATCCCACGCTTTGCCACGAACCCCACCGTCAACTGCGAGAAGCTTGACGACAACGCGGGCCTTGTGTGCGAGCCGTCTACCGACACTGTCGAGGGACAGGACGACTATGCCGACATTCCCCTTTTCAAGTGGTACAACTGCAACTACAAAAGAGACACAAGCGGCCACGCCTACCCTACAGCTATCGAGCATCTGAGCGACGATTACCGCAAGACTGGCACTGTGGACGTAGGCGTTATCCAGATGACCCCTTACGTCAAGTGGGACGATAGTGGCCCGGATTATATTCTGTGGTCTATCACCGATTCTCCCCGTGATGGCTTTACTCCGTGGGCTGCCGCCAAATCTGGCGATACCGTATATCCCTACGTCATTCACTCGAAGTTCTTCAGTGGTGTGGGTGAGGATAGTCTGCTGCGAAGCGTGTATGACCTCGTTCCGGCACGCAATCGGTCATATAACAGTCTGATTACAGATTACGCCAAGAAGGGCGCTGGCTATAAGGGCGCTGGCGGTGAACAGGTCGCGTGGCAAATCCTTTTTAACGCCATCAAGTGCGCTGTGAAATCCAGTCAGGAAAAATATGCAGGCACTACGGGCTACAATCTCCAGTATCCCGCAGCTGTACAGCGAAGCGAGAAGCTGACCTACTTTCCTGTCACAGCGGCGCAGGCAAAAAACTTGCTGGTCGGAAGCCGGGTTTCTGTTGGATACGGTTCTAAGAGCAGCAACGGCACCGTCAATAATGATCGTGGTTTTCCGACCATCCATCAGTATGCAGACGAAGCCAAAATCCTCAAGATTGAACCCATCGATGATACGACCAGTGCTGTGTATCTGGACTGCGACGCTTTTGACACGATGCCTGTCGCCTTGTCGGACACTCTGAGCGCTCCTATCATTTTGTCTACGATGCACTGGCATAGCGGCACAACAGATGCTGTTATCGGCCACCATGATGGCAGTCCTGTCAGCAACACGGATTTTAAGCATCCCTACCGCGTGCAGGGTATCGAGTATGCTGTGGGCGGACATGAAGTGCTCAGTGATATGGTGCTCGCCTTTGACGACAGCAACGGTAAGGACGTATATGTCTGTCCTGCTGGCGTAGCGCATACCAAGACTGACGCCGAGATTCTGGCGAACTACAAGAAAGTCGGCAGCTTCCCTGCAAACGATTTCTGGATTGGAGACATCGGCTTCGACCCGGAAACCTGCGTAACGTGGCCTGCAACGCAAGGCTCCGGAGATAAAACAGGCGTCGGCGACCGTGTCTATGGCGGTGAAAACGCAAGCAAGAACACCCTGCGCGAATACTTGCAAGGCGGTAATTTCACGGGCTGGTCGTCTGCTGGCGCGTCGTATGTGGATTGCTGGGGCAAGCTTGAGACCAAGGTCTGGTATTACTTGTCCGCCGATTGACACCTTGCGCCGGGGGTGAATGCCGCTTGCGGCAGAGGGGGAAGTCCCACTGAAAGCAAGGTGCTATAAAGAGAAAGGAGTTGTTGCACATGAAAGCAAGCTTCGATGCAGAGCGGCCCGCAGTCCGGTCTGTGCGTGACGGCCATACGCTGTATATCTTTATCTGTGTCAACGGCCAGTGGACGGAGCGGCAGTATGACGAATCTCAACCCGTACAGCAGGTGTGGGAATGCGACTACCGGGAAATCGTGGCGGATGAGAGCAAAATCGACCTCGAAAAGGTCACGGCTGCTCCGGAAAAGTATCTGGATTGGATGGAGCCTGTCGAGAAGACGGACGCCGAGAAAATCGCAGAGCTTCAGGAGAAGAACGAGATGCTTACGCAATGTCTGATGGAAATGTCGGAGATTGTCTATGCATAAAATCACACAAAAAATCGAAAGGATGGTACTTATGATGGCTATGTTATGGGCACAGGAGATCATGTCCGCCGAGACCGTGGAGGAGGCAAAGGCTCTGTATGAGCGCTGCCCTCGTCTGCTGAAGCCGAAGGTGAAGGACATCCTCGTCAAGAGCGGCTTTGAGGAAATCGTAGGCGAAAGCAACGCCTGAGAAAGGACGTGGTTGTATGAGCTTTCTTGAGTTTTTGAGCAGCCTCTTTGCGGGCCTTTTCGGCCCTTACCACCCCTCCGCAGACGCCTCTCCCGAGGTGTCCGCTGTGGACACCAAAGCCTCCGCTCCTCCCGGCTGGGAGGGCGACCCGCCCTACAGGTACATCGACGTGAGCCGTTATCAGGGCAAAATCACCCTCGACGGCTGGCGCAAAGTCAAGGCGGCGGGCTACAAAGGTGTCATGCTCAAGACGGTATCCACCAACAAAAAGCTCAGCTCCCGGGCGGACGGCCTCTACATTGACCCGACCTTTGAGGATAACTACCGCAACGCCAAAGCTGCCGGGCTGGACGTGGGCGTCTACTACTACACCTACGCCACCAGCGAGGCGATGGCCGATGCAGAGCTTGCCCTACTGCGGCAGGCGGTGTACGGCAAGGAGTTTTCTCTCCCCGTTTGCGTAGACGTGGAGGAGAACAAGCTCAAGCGGCTGTCCACGCTTGACCTGTCCAACCTTACCGCTTACGCGCTGGAACGGGTGGAGAAGATGGGCTTTTACGCCCAGCTGTACACCTACACCGGCTACAAGTACGAGCTGGATATGGCTCGTCTGTCCTCTCGGTGGGATGTCTGGCTGGCCGATTACACCGGAAAGCCCCCCAAAGTGAGCTTTAAGTACAATGCGCACCAGCACACCAGCAAGGGCAGTGTTCCGGGCATCTCCGGCAACGTAGACCTCAATGTCACCACCCTCAACTACCCCCGTATCATCAGAAAGAAGGGTCTGACCCGTCTTCGGGAGGGCGCATGAATAAAGAGCAGGCTCTTTTGTGGGTGCTGGGCGTTGTTGGCAGCGTGTGTGCAGGAGCGGTCACGCTGGACAAAGTCTTAGACATCATCCACAAGTACATCAAAAAAGCGCAGGCCCCCGACGCCGCGCAAAACAAGCGGCTCGACGCTATCGAGCAACGGCTGGGCGCAGTCGAAAGCATCTCGTCTCAGCACGCAGCGGCCCTAAAGCGCGACCTCACCCGCTTCGACGCGATCTACGAGGAGATTCGCTTGGCCCTTGATGGTGTGCGGAATCTGCTGGACGCCCAGCTCTCCGGGGACAATCACGAAGGAATGCAGAAAAGCAAGGCCAGTATCGACAACTATCTTTTGAAAGGAGTTACCAATCATGGAAGCAATCAATGAAATTTTGAGCATCATCCCCGTTCCTGTGGCCGTTATCCTGATGCTGGGCGGACTCGTCTTCTACGCCATCGGCGGCATCCGTCTGGGATATGGCGCGGCAGTCAAAAATCTGGTGCTCAACCTCATCACTCAGGCGGAGCGGGAGATTCAGGGAACCAAGCGCGGCGCAGAGCGTAAGGCGTGGTGCGTCAAGATGCTGCGTCTCTATCTGGACAATAGCAAGCTGGGCAGGCTGATCTCGTGGGCCATCACAGAAGAGACCATGAGCAAAGTGATTCAGTTTTTCTTTGACCGTGCAAAGGCGGCGCTGGAAAAGGAGTAAAGGAGGACATCATGGCAAGCACTACATACGAGCAAACGCCGCGCTATTACTACGACCAGCGCGCATACCCGATTTTATGGCCCGCAGTGTGTGACCATTTTGCCAACGGCGGCAAGATGGGGCATTGCCGTGCCGTGACCGCTCGAGTTCGCAACGCCGGACAGCTGCCGCAGCCTTTCTGGCTCGGTGCTGCCTGTGGCGGCGGCTCGCGTAGTGCTGCCCGCTGCGCTGCAAGGACTTGACCGACAGCAGATGACCGCTGCCATCAAAAACGCACCGCTTGGGAGGGTAGACCGTAAGATAGCCTTATTGCGATATGTTGAGCGGCTCCCGCTGCCGGACATTGCAGCGCAGACACATTACAGCCGGACGGCGATAGGCTACCGGCTGAAAGGCATTGATAAAATGCTGGATGTGTGATATAATAATCTCAATTGGGTGCGATTTCTCACGAAACGCATTGAAGCGGCAGGCTTTCGGGTCTGCCGCTTTTCTTTTTGCACGAATTGTGGTATAATTATCTCAACAAATCCACCCGGCCTCTCGAAGAAGCACAACAGGGTGGATATTTGATACAGTCTCCCGCCCCGCCTACTCGCAGTGCGTACCATGCGGGAGACGCCTTTAGACTTGAAAGGCTCCGGCCTTTGTAGAGAGCGGCATCGCCTGTGGGCGGTTCCGCTCTTGATTTTACAAAAACCCCTGCTTTTCCGAAGCCCTGCGTTCCATGCTGGGTACTTTGTAGGCAAAGCAGGGGATTTTTTTGCAAATAAAGCGGCAAAACTTTCTATTTTGGCATCATTTTATATAAGTATATTTATATCTTTAAGCGCTCATGCGGCTTTTTCCGTGTGGGCGCTTTTCTTTTTTGTCCTTCGTTGTGCGTTCGTTGTCCTTCGCTTTTTTCCGATGCGGTACACTGGATGCACAAGGAGGGATGCATTATGAGTTATTATCCGACGCCCGGAATGCCCTACGCTCCGCAGCAGCCTGTCAATCCGTACGGCGGCATGGGCACAGTTGGGCTTTCCACTCCCTTGCCCAACACGCAGATGCAGCAGGCACAGCCGCAGCGTCCGCAGCCGATGAATGGGCAGCAGCCTGTTCAGCAGTCGGCACAAGATGGCGGTTGGTTGCTTGGCAGACCTGTTTCCAGCAGGGAGGAATTTCTGGCGATACCGTCTGACCTGTACGGCAGACCAACCTACTGCCCGGACTTGCGCAGCGGGGTCATCTACTGCAAGCGGCTCAACCCGGACACCTGTGAATCCTATGTGCAGGAGTTTTACAGCCCGGAAGCGTGGAGACAGATGCAAGCACAACAGGCACAGCAGGCCGCTGCACCGACACAGCAGTATGTGCCTATTGAGCAGTATAACGCCCTCGTCCACCGTTTGGATGAACTGGAAAAGTGGCAGAAGAGCTTTTCTAAGCCCACTGCCACAGCGAAGAAAGGAGAATAAGCGATGCCCTCTCCGTTTGACATGATTACTCACAGCCCTATCATGCAGCTTGCAAATCTGGCTCGCGCCGGGCAAAACCCGATGAGGCTTATCCAGCAGTTGGGCGGTCAGAGCGCACCCATCATGCAGGGGCTGAACCTGATTCAGGGCAAGAACGAAGCACAGCTCCGAACGATGGCGCAGAACCTCGCCAAAGAGTGTGGCATCGACCTGAACCAGCTGGCAAGCATCCTGAATTTGACGCTGCCCCGATAACGCATCCCTCTAAGCGAAACGCTTCTCAGTTTTGCGGACTTGACAAAAACCGCACTTGTTTGGCTTCGCCCATCGCATACGGCGGTGGGATAGCATAACGCAAAACTGAAAGGAGTTTTGTTATGGACGATTTTGCAACTGGCTATCTGGCTGGGCAGGACGGCGGCAATAACAACGGCGGATTCTTCGGCAACGAAGGTCTGTGGGCTGTTATTATCCTCGCCATCATCTTCGGCTGGGGCACAAACGGCTATGGCCGGAACGGTGGTGACAACGGCATGAACTCTTACATCCCCTATCTGGTCGGCACTGGCGCAACTGGTCAGGGCGGTGCAGACACCCGTGCGGCTCTGTCTGAGGGCTTCTATCAGCAGGATACCTCCCGTTCTTTGGCGGGCATCCAGAGCGGTATCTGCTCTCTGGGCTATGACCAGCTGGCACAGATGAACGGCGTCAACACCAACATCGCGAACGGCTTTGCGGGCGTGAACAGTGCCATTTGTCAGCTTGGCTACCAGAACGCACAGCTCGTGAACGGTCTGGAGCGCAGCGTGTCCAACGGCGACAACGCCATCAGCCTTGCCATCATGCAGGAGGGCAACGCACGACAGGCTGGTCAGACTGCACTTGCTACGCAGCTTGCATCTTGCTGCTGCGAGAACAAGCAGCTCATCGGCGACCTGAAGTACACCATTGCACAGCAGGACTGCGCTACCCGTCAGGCCATCGCAGACAACGCCCGCGCCATCGTGGACAACTGCAACGCCAACTTCCGCAGCATGATGGACTACTTCACGCAGGATAAGATTGCCACTCTGACCGCTGAGAACCAGAGCCTCAAGTTCGCGGCTTCTCAGGATCGCCAGAATGCGCTTCTGACCACCGTGATGTCTCAGCAGACTGATACCATCCTGAACCGAGTCAATCCTCGTCCGATTCCCGCTTATCAGGTGGCAAACCCCAACGTGGGCGTGAACTGCTGCGGCTGCTGCTAACCAACACACTCCCCGATAACACCGGGTGAACCATCGGGGCAGGGGTAAGACACCTCTGCCCCTGATTTTTTAGGAGGAAAACATTATGGCTTGCAAAACAAGCTGCAAACTCTGCCCGCACCTCGTCATCTCGAATGCGGTCACGTTCGCCAATGACACGCTGACCATCAACATCCCTGCTGGCGCATACCAGAATGGAGAGCGTTATTGCATTGTAGTCGCCCAGAGCATCCCGGACACGACCACCATCAATGCCCCTGTGGTCATTACCATCGGTGCAGGTACGACCGCATACCCTCTGACAGACTGCAACTGCGCTCAGGCGACCGCTGAGAGCATCCACACTCGCACCCGCTACGCTACCCGTGTGGCAACGTCTGCAACCGGCACAGGCACGTTCAAGTATCTTGGCTGCTTCTGCCGCTCCCACGCTGGTGCGCCCGCGTCCATTTCTTGAGGAGGTATAGATTATGGGCAAGAACAATTTTCGCCGCATGATGATGCTCCGTGACCACGACAAAGACCGTGAGCCGGAACGTGACCGCCTTGAGGAAGAGCGTGACCGCAGGGAACGTGAGCTGGAACGCCGTCTGCGTAAACTGGAAGGTGGCAACGACCGCTATCCCTACTATCCGCAGGAGGAAAACCGCTACATCGACCCCTACCCTATCCCCCGCTACCCTGACGTAGAGAATGGCCGCAGAATGCCGCAAATCGGCTTCTCGCAGAACGGCGACTGGGATAAGCGGTCTGGCCAGTATGAACGTGGCGGCGCAGACAGCCGCTCCATCAAGATGCCCCGCCAGCACCTCACCCACGATGAAGCGGAAGAATGGTGCGACAGCATGGTAAATGCTGACGGCACCAAGGGCTGTCATTGGACGCTGGAACAGACGCAGGATGTTGCCAAACAGCGGAACATCACCTGTGACCCGAACGATTTCTGGGCTGTCATGAACATGATGTACTCGGATTATTGTCAGGTGGCAAAGCGCCAGTCTGTTGACACTCCGGGCTTCTACGCTGACATGGCAAAGGCGTTCCTTGAGGACGCAGATGCCGCAGACGGCAAGGCATATCTTTACTGGGATTGCATTGCTGATAAGTAAACGAAAGAGGGAGTCGGTGTTTCGCCGACCCCCTCTTATTATCTTGACAACTGATTATCCCAAGTCAATCTGGTCTTTCGATGCCGCAACGGACAGGTTGTAGATGTACTCTCCTGCCGTGAATCCGTGCTTACGTGCTTCTCTCGTAACGAACGTCCGCTCGCTGTCACTCATAAGGATTGTAATTCGCTTGCTACGTTTGCCGTCACCCTTCTGCCCCTGATGGGAAGTGTAAGGCTGAATCTCCATCGTGCGCTTTGCATCGTTGACAGACAGGTTGGTAAGCGCAATCATAATCTGCTGGTTCTGCTGAACGATGGCTTGCAGGACTTCCGTATTTTTCATCAGCACTTGCAGGATTGCATTGTCCTGTGTATCAGGCTTGTTCTCCTGCTGGTTCATGCTATAAGAACCAGTTTTACGAAGTGTAGGGAGAACATCGTGCGTTACCCAGTGCTTAAACCGGCCAGCGGAATCCAACTTGCTTCCAAAGATAAGAGCGTACACACCAGATTCGTTTATAATCGTCAGTCCTCTGGACGGAACTTCAAAGGTCGTTGATTGCGACCTTTGAAGAATCTTGCGATCTTCTTCATCAACGTGTTTCAAAACCGCATCTTTTGGGTTCACATAACCGAGTGCGAGCGCAATATCTCTTGCAACGAACCAAATTTCGTTTTTAATTAAGATAGTACGAATCTGTCCGAACTCTTTGTTGCTGAAAACTTGAAGTTTGCTTTTGTTATCCATCATACCCTCCATATTCAACTGTTTGGCATCTTCCATGCCGACCTCATACGCCTTGTAAGTGATTCGAGATAATGCTTCCACAATCTCATAATCATCCTTGTTGAGCGGACGGCCGTTGCTGTTTTGCTTGAAATTTTCGAGAATCTCTTCTTTCGTTGCTGGAATGTTCATTGGCTTTACCACAAAAATCTTGCTTGTAATGCAACTATGAAGATGATATAATGGATTTATCACCCATAATCGCATGGAGTGTAATCCCTTAAACTGCCGGTGACCGCCAAGTTACGAACAGTTTAGGGGATTTTTTATTTTTGATGTTCAAGCCATTGCTGGACAGCTTCACGAACGGCTTCTCCCTTAGAAATGCCGTTTTTTTCGCAATAATCCGAAAGCTGTTTGTCAGTATTCACGTCCAAACGGACGCTTGTGCGAACACTGTTCGGGTTTTCCAGCTTTGGTCTTCCCATTTTTGCACTCATGCGTTCACCTCCACTTTTGAGCGCACATTAAGTATACTATTTGTGTGCTTAAAAGTCAACACCTAATACCGGAAGATACGGTTTGCTGGTATATCGTGTTTCACGACACACCTCAATCCTCCAAGAAATCCTCCAATTCAATCTTCCCCTCTGCCGCCGCAACTGCCAGAGCGTACACGAACTGCCCAATCGTCATGCCGTGTCTTCTTGCTTCACGGTTGATATACTTGCGTTCTTCTTCGCTCATAAGGATAGTAATGCGCTTTGAACGCTTGCCATCGCCGCTTGCAACACCCTGATGCGATTCCGGCATCGGGATTTTTTTCTTTGTCAAACCAGCTTCTGCTAGTGCGCCGGGCACATCGCCCTGTTCGATAAGGCGTTGAACTTCCTTCGCCTGTTTCAGTTTCTTTGGCTTGCTTTCGCTTACTACGGCATTGTTTGGCTGTGTTTCGCTGTCTTTGGCTTGCTTCGGCTTAATATTGCTTAACTGTGCTTCATTAGGCTGTGTACGGCTGTCTGTGGCTTCACTTGGCTTAATCTGTGCTTGTTCGGCTTCGTTCGGCTTTGCTTGGCTTACTTCTTCTTCCTTTGGCTCACTTTGGCTTAATGTCTGTTCCGAAAAAATAGGCTGAAAATCAAACCCGCCAAGCAAGCCTGTGGATTTTTTGCTGGTTGATTTCATTCTTCTTTCTCCTCCTTACCGCCTATTCCCAGAAATTCAAGAATTTCTTCCGGGATTCCGCTTGCGGAATCGATTTTTTCTACAATTTCCATCAATTCATCTTTACTCAGCGGAATGGTTGCTATGTTTTCTTTGCAAGGCTCTTTCGGCACTTCCGTCCAGTATTTTACATCGAGCTTATGATAACCAGTTTGGGAGTCCAACCACTGATGCTCATTATCATGTATGTTATAAATACGTCTTGCTGTAAGATAAAACCCGTCTTTAGTATATACCAAAAAATCAGTCGTTTCCTTGTTCATACGGTACGAACTAGATTTCGGCGGGTCATACTTCGCACTATGCCATATCTTCTTGCTCATTTTGCATCTTCCTCCACAATCATCTGCGCCAACGCCTTGAAATCCTCTGCGCTGGTACTCTTTGCCGTATCGCCGCTAAACAGGCTGTGCCGCTCTGCCTGCGCCTTACGAACGCCCATAGACGGTCTAATCTTCACATCCAGCAAGGTTGTGCCCATGTTCTGTGCAATCACAGGAAGCTGCTCTACGACCTCTTTGGACAGGTTCTCGCGGCTCTTGTACTGGTTCAGAAGCAGACCTTCAATCTTCAAAGTCGGGTTGAAGTATCTACGAACATCGCCGATGGTCTGCGAAAGCTGGCTCAAACCAGCCAGCGCGTATCGGTCTGCTGTGATGGGCACGATGATGCTGTTGGCGGCGATCAGTGCGTTCACAAGCGCAAGACCAAGCTGAGGGGGAGTGTCCAGCACAATGTAATCATATTGCGCAGACACGCTTTCAAGGGCTTCTCGCAGCCGGAAGTTCTTGCCCATGTCCCGGACAAGCTGCTCGTCAATGTCCTTCAATGCGCTGTCGGACGGCAGAATGTCACCAGCTTCACAGTGTTGGATTCCTTCTTCAACCGTGCCTTGCTGGGTCATTACATCAAACAGGGTGCATACGTCCTCTGTCTGTGCGCCGTAGGTGTCCGTTGCATTGCACTGGGCATCGCAGTCCACCAGCAGAACTTTCTTGCCAAGTAGCTGCAATGCACCAGCCAAACAGGTGCTTGTGGTGGTCTTTCCTGTGCCGCCCTTCTGGTTGGCGACAGCTATGATTTTTGCCATTTTATCACTCTTTCTTTATTCGCATATCGGCATTTCTGCCCACGCTTCCACTCTTGTAATAAAGCAATCGCCCCAAGAAATGTTCAACCTCTGAAACGATGTGTTTACAAACTCGCCTTTTTCAATAAACGCTGCGATTGTGTTTGTTGCAGTTATAGATTCATCTTTCAAATAGGCCGTTTTTATCGAACACAAGAACAGACCTTTCGTTCTTTCAATGATTTCTGGTGTTGGCATCCCATCATCTTTAACGGAATACCACACAATTTCCTGCTTCTTCATACAGTTCCTTTCTGCTTAATACGTTGCATCTGACTACTCTTGCAATGCTTCAATAGAATAGAACGCTGGCATATATCTGTCTACGATACCTGCCTTGTCCACGCTTTTAATCAGATAGCCAATAGGTCTGTCTGGGAACGGAGACCTGTCCAAAGACAAAATATCCTTATACGCCGCCTTTACCGTTTCATAAACCGCTTCTCTGCGTCTTGGCAGCTTGATTTCAGGATGCTCTTTCTTCATCCACTTCTCAACTACCTTCGCAACGTCAATGCAGTCCTGCTTTTCTAGTTCGTCACACATAGACCAGTCGAAATCATCGTATCCGCTTCTGCGGGGCTTTCTGACGGCTTTTTGAGGTTCGGTCAACACTTCGCTTGCCTGTGCTTCAATCAACGTCTCAGACGCTTTAATTTTGGGCTTAAACTTGACTGCCACAGCTTTTCGTGCTACAAGAACTGGTTCGTAAGTCACAACAATGTCAGACACAGCATTGATTTCATCCACCGCAACGTCAAGCACTCGCTTACGAAGGTTCTTATAAACATCGTAGCTGGCTTCCATCGCGCCGAGCTGCTCTCTCAACTTCTTCAGACTGATTTCATGCGGTTTGTTGTCCATATTCAACCAGTCACGAAGAATCGAGTAAAGCAGAATACTATACTGTGACTTCATTCGTGACGTGTAACGCAGCCGATACCGAACATATCCACTTTCAGCAATGTCAAAAAAAATGGGTCGAAGGTCTGGGTTGCAGGTGATTGCCACAACATAAGACCTTGTTTCTGGTACATAGTCCAGTTTTGCCCTTGTGAATAGGACAAAACTTTCAAATGTTCCTTTCTCCTTATCAATAGGAATCGAAACCGTATTTCCTAAAAAGTGCTTAATCTGTGGCTCAATCCTTCTTGCATCAAGGCTTTTCAGTCCAAGAAGCTCCCTGTATTCCGCCAAAGTGAACTCTACGCGGCTACTGCTTGGGTCTCTCGGATTGATTCTTGATAGGTAAACCTCCAACAGCCGAAGTTCTCCTGCGGTGTAGTCCCTGAACTTCGCCCAAACAAGGGATTTGCTTTTCTCGACAAGGTTGTTGTCTGATATTTTTGGCATCTGCTCACTTCCTTTAATGGTCTGAAAACAGTATATCACAAGTAGGGGGACGTGTCAACCATTTTCGTCCCCCATGACTTGTCTTTTTGTCCCCCATATCCTCGTCATTTTGTCCCCCGTGACTTGTCAAAACGTCCCCCATGACTTGTCTTTTTGTCCCCCGTCTACCTATTATATATTAAACAAGAAATAAACAAGAGGTTAAATATCATCGTTAAATAGCCGATGACGATAATTTTCAACAATTTCTTTATTTTCACATTCCAGTTTGTGGATAACTCAAGCCGTCACTTGCTGAATAAGACTGTACCGGTGGTGAAGCGACCTTCCATTAGCCATGCCAAACGTGGACGGATTGTGGATAGGTGTACAAAAAATGGATGGAAAGGTATACCTAATCTGCACTATGGGGGACAGATTGACAAGCCGACCAATCGCAAGCAATAGATTAACGATGATACGTTATTTATTCCGCGCGAATGTTGTCAATTTACAACCTATGGGGGACGGAATGACAAGGCGAATTTGCCTGATAGGTGTACAAAAAGTGGATGAACGTGGACAAAATGTTCTTCAAAAAATGCGATAATTCGACAATCAGCGCAAAATGTTTTCTTCGTTGATGGTATAAGAATCGTTTCGTTTCATGGCAGCAGCTTCTCCACAGTCCTGTGCCTGATATAAAATCTGCATATTGGGTTGCGTTCCGTCTGGGTCTGGGTCGGTTTTGGTGGCCTGTGCCATCTCATAATGCCCTGTGACGGTGCGGCAGACAGACACGCGGTCGCGCAAAGTCGTGTGAAGGTTGGCTACTATTTCGCATAGAACGGCAAGGTAATCTGAACCGTGATTGCCATAGATCAGATAGCACAGCAGGTCAATTTCTTGCGGATGGGCTTCTTTGATATGCTCTATCAGTGCATCCCTCTTTCTTTCGGTGCTGGCATCGCCAGCTAAACTTTCCAATAAGCCGGGATGCAAACAGGCGTCTATATACGGCTTGGCCGCAACACCGCAGCACACGAACCACTTTATGATAGTAGGAGCATCTGGAGTCATTGTTCCTTGCTCGTAACGAAAAATGGATGTCCGGCCTACGCTCATTTTGTCCGCAAGCTTCTGTTGGCTAAGTCCGGATGCCGCTCTTGCCGTCTCTAACGCTTTTGCCACTCGTATCCTATAATCATCCATAAATACCCCTCTTTCGACAAAATGATATAAAATCAAAGAAATTTAACTGATATATTGTTCAAAATGTGAAACAATAATTGAAAAAATTCGCTGTTTCATTGAAACAGCGAGATGTGGTATAACTGTATTGTCAAAAATTTCCAAAGAGAAAGGAAACACAAAATGAAAGAAACTGTAATCTGGGACCATGAACGTATGCTGATCATCGACGGAATGCCTGCCAGTGTTCCCGATGGGCAACCACACACACCTGAACCGTGGGAGGAAAGCTAATGAACCGAACTGTAGATACTCTGATTATTCCATACGCTCGCAGACGGACGCTGGAGCTTGTTCTGAGCCTTTCTGGGTACGAAGCTGATAAAGATGCTTACCTCGAAGCAAAAGGCATCCTAGAACGCGCCGCAGCCGCCTTAGACGATGGGCGTGACCCGGCAGATAGCATCGAACGCATTGACGGACAGCTCGTAGAGCTGTGATTGGAGGAAAGATGGATAGGCACTGTCCCTTTTGACTTAAACGCTCATGGGTTTCCAGACGGAAGTTGTGGATGCACAGAAAATTGAGCATTTTTACACTATTTTCTAACTAGTTGTTAAAAACGCCTTGAACTTACAATAAAATGATGTAAAATGGGTTCAAACAAACATCCGCACTTACTGATCGGGAGGATATGCCACAATGAGTGAACAGGAAAGAGCCAAGATTGACCGATTTATTGCATGGCTGCTGGAACACCCTGAAAAGATTCCAGCAGCGGAGCAAGCCCTAGACCTAGAGTAACAGAAAATCCCTTGCGCAGAGCTACACTAGCCCGGCACAAGGGATTCCTTTATTTTACCGGGCATGAACGTCACATCTTCTCGATTAAGTTCATCAGCGCTTCACGCTGTTCCTTCGGCATAGATTCAAGCTTTCTTCTAATCCGCTCCACTGCTGCATCGACTTCACTTTGCGGCTGCTGGGGCGGGTTTTCTTTTTGATTGCCAGAAACCAAAGCATCTACGCTTGTTCCAAAATAAGAAGCTATCTTATCGAGCGTTTCATATTTCAAGGTTTGCTTTCTGCCGTTTTTCAAATCGGTCAAAGACCCACGGCTTGCGCCCGATTCCTTGCACATAGTGGTCACGTTTACTCCACGCTGCTTGCAGAGCTTTTCAATATTTTCGTACAAGTTTGCCATAATTCCAGTCCTCGCATTGTAAGGTTTGCTGAAATTACGCGAACGCTTAAAAAAAGCCTTGCATTTTACGCGAAAGCGTATTATACTAAGACTGTACCGCGAAGGCGTAATGAATGATTTCTAGCAACTTCATTATATTACACTTATGCGTAAAAATCAATAGCCGGAGGTGAAATAATGGCTGAAAAAAAGCCTCTGTGTGACTTTGGCAAACAAATCGAGATTGCTCTTATCCAAAAAGACAAGACCAACGACTGGTTGATTGAAAAAGTCAAGGAGGACACCGGACGATATTTTGACCGTTCTTACCTTTTTAAGGTTAAGACAGGGAAGCTGGAAACGCCCGGCATCAAGAAAAGCATCTGCCGGATTTTGAATATTCAGGATTCGGGAGTGTAAGAAGGGAGAGAAAAAATGGCAAACATTCAAGTTTTTGAATATCGGAACAGCAAAGTTCGCACGGTTGATATGGACGGCGAAGCATGGTTCGTTCTGAAAGACGTGTGCGCTGTGCTTGGTATTAGCAATAACCGCATGGCTGCTGACCGATTAGATGATGACGAAAAGGGTGTCAGTCTGATTGACACCCTTGGCGGCAAACAGGAAATGGTAATCGTCAACGAAAGCGGCCTGTACCATGTCATTCTTCGCAGCGACAAACCGGAAGCGGCTCCGTTCCGCAGATGGGTAACGAACGATGTGCTTCCTACAATCCGTAAGACTGGAAGCTACAACGCACCGCAGCTTACCCGCTCGCAACTTCTCGCAACCGCACTGATCGCAGCGCATGAGGAGCTGGAAGAGAAAGACAAGCAGATTGAAACCATGAAGCCGAAAGCACTTTTTGCTGACGCTGTGAGCGCAAGCAGCCAGAGCATTCTTGTTGGTGAAATGGCAAAGCTGCTGTCACAGAACGGCGTCCAGATGGGGCAAAACCGGTTGTTTGCATGGATGCGTGAGAACGGATACCTGATCAAGGACAGAAAGCGGACGGACTACAATATGCCGACCCAGAAGTCTATGGAACTTCACTTGTTTGAAATTAAGGAAACGTCCATTGCGCACTCAGACGGACATACTTCCATCAACAAAACCCCTAAAGTGACTGGTATCGGGCAAGTTTACTTCGTTAATCTGTTCTTGAGAGCAGAGAAAGGCCAGAGAACGGAGGAATGAGTATGGAAAGGTATCTGACCATTAAAATTGACCTTGAGTACCCCGAAGAAGCCAAGTTCGCCATTGACGCTGCGGCCAAGACCTACTCGGATTTTAAGCGTGGGCAGTCGGTAAGGCGCTTTGTGGAGAACGGTTGTACTCCGGAAGACGCAGAGAAAATCGCAAAGTTCATCCAGTTTCTCGACCAGTGCTTTTCCGAACACAACGAAAGAGTCTTGAGAAAGGCAAGTGATCCAGATGGAGGTTAAGAACTGCGAACGCTGCGGAGCGCCTCTCGGCGAAGTCATCAAGACAAAACGGTATTGCGAAGAATGCGTAGTATTAGTTAGGAGAGAGAATCAAGCAGCGCGACGCGCTCCATATGGAGTTGTTCCTTGCGAGTGGTGCAAAAAGCCGATGCGCAAGCTGTATGAACATCAAAAATATCACCAAAAATGCGCAAATATAGTAAAGCGTAGGCAGATGGCCAAGTGGTGGAAAGAGCATTCGGATTATATTAAGTCTCCCACCCGCAAGGCCAGACCGGAAGGAAACCAGACACAAGAAAAGCCTAAGCCGAAGTATACCATCAAACAAATGAACGATAAAGCAAAAGAGCTTGGAATGAGCTACGGCTATTACAGCACTTTGCTTGCACAGGGAAAGGTAGACCCTCCTGATGAACGGTAAATACTACGGCCAACGGGAAATCCACTGGCACATCCGGGAGAAAGAGCGGCTGGAACACATCCAACGCAAGCGGAGGATGGCAAACGATGAAGAAAGCAATAAACAGCTTCAACAAAAGCAGTCCGTGGCAGAAGCGCTGGCAAAAGCGTGAATCTTTAAGACTGGAACATATCGAGAAAGAAAGAGTGAGCAAAAATGAAAAAAATCAAAGTAAGAATCACATTCACCGAAGCGGTTCTCGGCACTTGGCCTAGCAACCATAACATCGCCAGAGAGTTCATCGCCAGCAAGTCCCCTGATGCAAGCACTATCGAAGACGAAGTGGCCGCTCTGGGTGCTGATGCTGTGGCAGATAAGGGCATGACGGTGTTCCCTCGCAACGAGAACGGCAAACCCATCCTGTATGACTACCAAATCAAGGGCTTCTTCAAGGATTCTTGCGGTATGCTGGGTCGTATCGGTGGCAAAACCGAAACTGGCAAGAAGAAGGCCGTGAACGAAAGCGGCAAGTTGACGGCCTACAAGAAGGTCATTGATGGTCTGATTTTCGTTCAGCCCCGCATGATTCCCATTCATGTGAATGGTGAGATTACCGAGTGCCAGCGCCCGCTTCGCGCACAGACCGCGCAGGGCGAGCGGGTGAGTCTCGCCAACAGCGAGCAGATTCCCGCTGGTTCGACCTGCGAGTTCGAGGTCATGCTGCTGGACGAATCCCACGAGAAGGTCGTGCGTGAGTGGCTGGACTACGGTGCTCTGCGTGGCATCGGCCAGTGGCGCAACAGTTCTAAAGGGCGATTTGCTTACGAAATCCTCAATTAACCGCTATGGCAGGGCAACGCCGCGATAGGATTAGCAACGGCGATGCGCTGATTTGACTAGATCTGCAAAGGCATGGCGGAGCAAGGCTCAGACGAGCAATGGAATCGCATGGAACCGACACGAGCGGAGCAGCAAAGGCTATGGATGCAAGGCGTAGCTTTGATAAGCAATGGCAAAGAATAGAAACGATAGGCTAAGGCATTGAGTAGCTAGGAGCAGAAAAGCAAAGGCAAGGCGATTCACCGAAAAGCAACGGCAAAGCATGGTATAGCCGTGATTTGCAATGGCAAAAAACGAAAGGAGACAAGATGAAAGCGTTTATTGAAGTTGCCCTGATGTGGGGCATAGCACTGGCAGTGGTTTTGGCAGTATTTCTGCTGAACTTCTGGATGGTGCATCACATCGGTATTCTGGTGGGTGCATCAGCCGCCCGTGGAATCATCACGGTATCTGTGGCAATGGCTACGGCATGGATACTGAGTTTTGGAGGTAATAAGAGTGAAAAGCCTAAAAGCTAATGTCCTTTGTACGCTTGGAATCGCGTTAGCAATCTTTTCGGTAGGATGTGGCGATGCAATCCAGAAAAGCCAGAGCATAGTAGCAATGTTTGGATACGTTTTTCTTTCGTGTAGCTTCCTCGCCGCAGCACTCGTCTTGTGCGCCATTGGTGTCAGCTCTGAAAATGAACGTATTGAACAGGAAAATCGCAAAGTAAAACGCATTCCTCACCACACCAATGAGTGGAGGGATGTACGATGAAATGCCCGATGTGCGGTAGCGAAAACATCACAACCGTGGACAGCCGACCTGACCATGACAGTATTGTTCGCCGCAAAAAGTGCCTTACCTGTAACCACCGGTGGTCTACCATTGAAATTGACAAAGACCAGTGGTACAGCGCACTTCAAATCAAAGAGCAACGAAAGAGAGGGAAACCAAAAGATGATTAACCTTGACAGATTCGGTGGCGTGACCGAACCGGAAGACGGCGTGTACTTTATGACCAACGAACAGATGGCAGAAGCCAAAGAAGCTGACCGGCTGGCTGAAATCGAGGACTTACAGTCTGAAATTAAAGATAGGGAAGCGGAGTTGAAAGACCTCCGTGCACAGTTGGCAGAACTGATGGCTGGTTAATTTCTGTACAGCCGTATTAAGCCAAAATAAGAACAATGAAGCCTAATGAAGCCGAAGAAAGGAAAGAAAAATGGCAGTATTAGTAATGGTCTACGGTCACTCCGGCAGCGGTAAATCCGCTTCGCTTCGGAACTTTGACCCGGAACAGGTTGCGGTTATCAACGTGCTTGGCAAGCCGCTTCCGTTCCGCAGCAACATGAAAACCTATATCACCAACGACTACGGCAAGATTGATGCCGCAATCCACAGCACCAAGCGTAAGTCCATCGTCATTGACGATGCTACCTATCTTATGACCGGCGAGTTCATGCGGAACGCAAAGGTCGCTGGATACCAGAAGTTTACCGACATGGCAGCCAACTTCAACGCCTTGCTGATGCGGGCGAAGGAACTGCCGGACGATGTTGTGGTCTACTTTTTCGGTCACAGCGAGCGTGACGGAGACGGTGGCGAGAAGTTCAAGACCATCGGCAAGCTGCTAGACGAGAAGGTCTGCGTGGAAGGGTACTTCACCATCGTTCTGAAAACTGTTGTGCAGGATGGACGATACCTGTTCAGCACTCGGAATGATGGGATGGATACCGTGAAAACCCCTCTGGGAATGTTCAACGATGCGCTGATCGAGAACGACCTCGCCGCCGTAGACAAGACCATCCGTGAGTATTACAACATCTCGGTTCAGCCGGATAACAAAGGAGAGTAACAGATGAAGAACATCAACTGGAATGACGTGCAGGAAGCCACCGAACGCCGTGACCTGCCTGTTGGCGGCTATGTTGCCGGTATCTGCAAGGCAACGGACGAACCCGCAAAAGAACGCCTGAACATCGAGTGGGAAGTCGCAGAGGGCGAGTTCAAGGGCTACTGGCGTGAGCAGACCGCTTCCCTTATTGAGCGTGGCAAGCTGAATCCGGGCGAATGGGCATGGGGCGGCAAGACCATCAAGAGCTACAAAGAGAAGGCGCTGCCGTTCTTCAAGGGCTTTATCACCGCTGTGGAGCAGTCCAATCCCGGCTACAAGTTCAACAATGATGAAAAGACCCTGCGCGGCAAGCTGGTCGGTGTGGTTCTCCGTGAGGAAGAGTACATGGGCAACGACGGCAACATCAAGACGAAGCTTGTCGTTGACCGCTTTACCAGCGTGGACAAGATTCGTTCCGGTGATTATGAGGTCAGACCGAAGAAAACGCTGGCTGGTGCGTCTGGTTCTGGCTACTCGCAGGGCGGGAACGATGACTTCTCCGTGATTGAAGAGGACGGAAGCATTCCCTTCTGACCTGTAAGGCATTGACCACCTACCTTATATAAGAGCTGCGCTATCTGGCTGGACGGGCGTTTGGAAAGATGAAAGTTTTAGTTGCCTGTGAGGAATCGCAGGAAGTCTGCAAAGCATTCCGGGCGAAAGGCCACGAAGCCTATTCCTGTGACCTGATTGAGCCGTCCGGCGGGCATCCAGAATGGCATATTCTCGGTGACTGCCTAAAGGCTATTGAGGGGGGGGCAGGTCGTGACCATGGACGGAACCGCGCATGATGTGCCCCGCTGGGATATGATTATCGCATTTGTCCCCTGCACAAAGACGAGCAACGCGGGAGCAAGACACCTGTACAAGGGAGGAAGGCTCAATCTTTCCCGGTATTATGAGGGATTGTGCGGCAAGGCGCTTTTTCTTGCCGTGTGGGCGGCAGATTGCGAAAAAGTGGTGATTGAGAATCCTACCCCAAGCAAGATTTTTGATTACCCAAAGCCTACGCAGGCAATCCAGCCCTACGAGTACGGACATCCGTACAGCAAGAAAACGCTACTGTGGGAGCGCGGTGTACCGCCGCTGCACCCGACAAACATCGTAGAACCTACCGCGACATGGTGCCCGTCTGGGTCTTACTCGCACAAGCATGGTGAGCAGCACAAGGGAATGTTTACCACTGACCGTGCAAGGAATCGCGCAAAGACTTTTCCGGGCGTGGCAAAAGCTATGTCTGAACAATGGGGGTAAAACAATGATTACCTGTTGTCTCAACTGCACATCACGCCACCAAGCCTGTCACGACACTTGCGAGAAGTACAAGGCAGAGAAGAAAGACTTCGAGGAACGCAAGGCATTCGTGTATGAGCTGAACCACAGCCAGAGCGTGTACCATCGTGATTATGAGGACAAGCACCGGGAACGTGGCAAGAAACGGTTTCTCGGAAGTGAATTTAGAGGTGAACGATAAATGGGAGCTTTCATTGCAAGACAACCTAATGGTCTGCTGTGCCGGTTTTCTTCGGTGGTCGATTGCATTACCGATTACAACATGACCGAAGAAGAATACATCGAAATGTGTGCAGAAAAAGCACGAAAAGAAGCACGAGATGTTCTTGATCACTATATGCAACCGTTTGAACTGGTGGACAAGCGATTCTACCCGAACAATATGACAGTGGAAGAACATAAGCGGATTATGAAGGAAATGGAAAAGCCCGTTGACAAAGCAACTCATATTCCGTGAGCTTAGAGGTGATCGGGGATGAGCAAAAGAAAGTATAAGCCGGGCTGTTACATTATTTCACTTGATGATTTGATGAAGCAGGAATTTGTTTACTGCGCCGGAAAACTTGTTCACAAAGGCTGGTTTGGTAGCTGGCAACTGCGATATGCAAATAGCGAACTTGCTCGACTGCGTATCAGAGAAGCCAAAAAAATCGAGGAAAACGAATGAACACTGGCAAGCAGTTTGAAGCAGACTTCAAGGCATCCGTCCCATCCGATGCGTGGTGCTACCGCCTGAAAGACAGTGCTGCCACCTACTACGGCGGCAACGAGAACCTGTCCTTTTCTATCGACAACATCTGCGACTTCCTTGTGTACCGATACCCGATGAACCACCTGTTTGAACTGAAAACCATCGAAACGCCCTCTATCCCTTTGGAAAAGGTGTTCGGCAAGTACGACAAGGCAAAGTGCAAATACCGCAAGGAAAAGCACATCACTGACATGGTGGAAGCAATGGGGTACGGCGGTCAGACCGCCCATGTGATAGTTAATTACAAGGCAGTCAACCGCACCTTTGCAATCCCTGCCAGCAAGGTTCTGGCGTTCCGTTACAACGAGAGCCGGAAGAGCATCCCTTGGCAGTGGGCAGAGCAAAATGGGATAGAGGTCAAAGCAAAAAGGCTGCGTGTCCATTGGCGGTATGACGTTGATGGACTACTAAAGAGATTGGAGAAAGAACATGGCAATGGTATTTAAGTGCGACCGATGCGGAGAGATTTTTAATCGGAAAGTGCCTGACATAAACGAGTGCTACGGAACAGCAAATTCGATTTTGTTCTTAGATTGTACGGTGGAACGAAACCGCTTTGGACTGGGCGAAGAACCGATTCAACTTTGTCCGTCCTGCATGAAAGAATTGAATGACTGGTTAGAGCCAAACAAAGAAAAACTAGACAACGGAAACAAGAACGAATGGAACAACATGACTACTCAACCGCAATGTGGCATGGCTGTCGAAATAAAGCTTGAAAATGGAGACCTCGACATTGCGTACCGCAGATATAACGATAAACGCTGGTTTCAAAGTAGTGGCGAGTGGGTTTCGAGCGATGCCAAAATTGTTGCATGGCGGTACATCGACTGAAAGGAGAACAGAAGTGAGCAATCATCGTTTTATCTGTCTTGTGATTACAATTCTGGCGCTGTCACTCACACTGTTATTTACATCCTGTGGTTCAACATCTGCTGATGCCGAAACTAAAACTGAAACCGCTGACCACCCTTGCTACCATGTTACAGTTTATTCCCCGGAAATTGAAAAAGTAGGCTACGGTAGCGCACGACATCCAAAGTACACCATTACGGTGGAAAGCTTTAACGAGCTGATTCCGATCTCTAGTGCAAGAGATTACAAACTACTCCAAATACCTCTGGGAGACGGTCGATTTGAGCTTGTATCCACTTCAATGGTTGAAATTGAATACTACTGAAAGAGGTAGAGATATGCAAAGGAAAATTTCAGACATTCTGCCCAAGACGGAAATCTTGGCACAGTTGGCAGAAGAAGCGTCCGAACTGGCACAGGCTGCGTTGAAACTGCGCCGGGCGCTGGACGGAACGAACCCGACACCGAAGAGCGTAGAGGAATGCCGAAAGGCGTTTGAAGAGGAATACGCAGACGTTATGGTGTGCATGGCCGCTCTTGATTTTTCGGATGACAGAAAAGCGTATGAGCGAATTGGAATTATTGCAAGCGAAAAATATTACCGTTGGTTCCATCGCCTACAAGACAAGGAGAATAAAAATGGCTGAATATCATGTTGGATGTGGGCTATTCGGAACCATCTATGCCGGAACGATGATAAAGCAGCGAAAAGATGGATTGCAGTTATGGAGAAGCAAGTCTGATGTGACCGATGAAGCAGTTTCCGCTGTTCTGTCTCATTTTATTATTGAAATGGATAGTTTAGACAAAACGAAACTCGAAAAAGTGTGGGGCGTTATTGGAAACAAGAAGCTAAAAGTTACATTCGAGCTTTCCGTCAATAAGGAGCAGTCGGATGAATAAATTCGGAAACTGCCCCCTGTGTGGCAAACAGGTCAAGCCAACCAACCTACGCAAAATCGCACGACAGAACCAGTTGTACGGATTCCGCATGGCTCTGGATGGAATCGCCGCCACATGGGGCGCACTAATTCAGAACCTTCGGTGTGATGCAGACCTGACCGATGAACAGGTGCAGAAAATCATCCGCATTGGTGACAGGTACTGGGAGATGGTTGGGCAGTTCAAGAACGAGGGCATGACCCCTGACGAGTTCGCGGATTACATCACCGCAAAGTCAGAACAGGTCGAAAAAGAGCTGAGAGAAAGGTGGAGCTAACAATGTTTGAATTTGTAACCCGTTGGCTGGTTTGCCTAGTCCTGCTGGCAGTAGTGGTTCAGTCCGAACGGACAATCAAGGGTATGGCAGACAACCTGTTTGAAGAACGTCAGGCAATGCTTGTCTGGCTGTTCGTCAACGTGTGTCTGGCCGTTTGTACGGCTGTTATGATGGGGTGGAAATGATGAAAATTTGCGATATTGAGAGAAAAGAAGCCAATTTTGGGAGCTTGGAACGTGGAGACGTGTTTGAAATAAGCGGCGAAATCTTCGTGAAAGGCAGCGTGGAACTTTCGACAAGCAAGTTGTCTGGCGGCATCAACCTGAAAAACGGCGATTTTTTGCAGATAGATGAGTATTTTCCCGTCAAGATGGTAAACGCTTATCTTCAGTTGGAGGGATAAGGAAAATTATGGACAACGAACTTTACTGCCCAATGAAGATGACCAGCAATCCGCTTGGTCGGTGCGTCTGCGAGAAAGAAAAGTGCGCTTGGTGGCGACAGTTGGATGGTTGCTGTGCAGTCTGGTGGATTGCACGGAAACTGGCCAGCATCGAAACAAAGATGAAGAGGTGAGAACGTGAACGAATGGATTAGTGTTGAAGATAGACTTCCTGATGTTCCAAAGGACGATTACATGAGCGATTATGTTCTCGCTTACGATAAAAAGGCTGGAATTTGGGTTGCATTTTTTTGTTCTAGCGGCTATTGGTGCGAAGCAAGGGAATGTGCGTCTTTTGAAAATGTCACCCATTGGATGCCGCTCCCAAAGCCACCGAAGGAGGTCTGATACATGGCAACACCCCCGAAGCGTGGTCGTGGCAGACCACCGCTGACCGAAGCGGAAAAGAAAAAGCGTGAGAAGCGGGCGCAAAAGGCGAAAGAAGAAGCCGCTGCGAAGCGCGAGAAAGAGCGAGAGAAGAAGAAACAGCAGATGCTTAATAAGCGGAAATCTATCCGCTCACAGGTGAGTAAAAAGGTGAAAGAACAACAGGAGTTAGCGATCACGAGGTCTAAGATGCTGAACACAGGCGATTTGCAGTCGAGAATCGGTAATGAAGAGGACAAGAAGGTCATCGGCATGATTGCAGCCAAGTATTTTGGCGACCTTCCAAGCGTGGATATGAACAACCCGATTGAAGTGCAGCAACGTCTTGACTTCTTTTTTGACGCTTGCATCGAAGCCAGAATCTCCCCTGTGGTGGAATGGATTGCACTGGTGCTGGGCATCGAATGGGTGAGCCTGAAGCAGATTATGGCAGGCAAACGCCGTGACGACAGCTTGCAGCAGAAATACATCTTGAAGCTGATCCTGCAAATGCAGTCCATGTGGGCGTACAACGGTATGTACGGTCAAGAGAACCCGGCAGAGTGGATTTTCCGAGCTAAGAACTACTTTGGTATGCGTGATAACGTGGAAGTCACCGTTGCACCGCCTGAACAGCCGTTGGGCGATGCCCAGAGCGCAGAGCAGCTCGCCCAGAAGTACCAGACGGCTTTGCCGAAAGGGATTGACGTTGAGTACAGAGAGGTGGCGAAAAATGAAACAACGGTTGGTTGACCTCTCCGACCCGATTCTTTCAGCGGTGCTGTTTATCTTGCTTAAAGACCGTACTACCGGCAAAAACATCATATGGGCGACAGACCCGCCGCCTGAACTGGGCGTTGGCTTTGCGGATGAAATCACGTTAGAACAAATCAAGAAGTGCCCGCCAGTGCCACGAGTTCTCAAGCGTCTGGATGAGCAGAAGCAAAGAACCAAAGCAAAAGCAGAGGTTTTCACTCCTTCTTGG